TACAAATATAATACAGAAAATAATCCAGTATTTAAATATTTGCCATGGCAAATATTGTCTAAAGAAAATGAAACTATAATTAACAAAAACAAAATTGTAATGATAACAACTCCAAAAACAGAACTGCTTGATGTATATCAACAGATATGTATTTCATTTATACCAGTAGAAGAAGACGAAGACGGTTGATTTTAAATGCATTATCAGTTAAGCTGAAAATAAGAACCCTTTTAACTTTATACATATGCATAGGATATCGACAGAAATGAAAAAAGATAAATACACTGTAAATGTATGGTTGTTTAGTAAGCTATCGTACTAATAAATTTTAAAAAGAGGATAACTAAATGAATAGTAAAATACCAAATGAAGGAAATTATCCTGTTATTGATTTTGAAAACTATTATTTGTTACAAGATAATTTATATTTGACAAAATCTTATTTTTACAATAACGTTACTAATGAATCTATGTGTGAATGGCATGTAGCAGAATTAATTCCTGAGAATTCTTTTTTTACTATAAAAGAAAGATTGGGTTCATCATACATTCACAGCGAAATAGAAGATTTAGATTTTTGGAGAGATTATGCTCTGAATTTTTTACAAAAAAGTTCTTCGACTGAATCAGAGTCAACTACAGACACTACAACAGAGTCAACTACAGACACTACAGTAACACAGGATACTTCACAATAAAATCATGTAAACATGGATCAATGGTTTAATATTGAATTTAGAGCAAACGAAGGCTATGGTGATTTTATAACCGGATTATGTTATGCACATGCTTCTGTTATAAAATACCAACAGCCTGTGCATTTAACATTACATTGGCCAAATCCAAAAGATTTTCTCTTTAGTGATATTGATACTGAATCAATTTTTTATAGGTATGAATATATATTAAATTATCTTAAACCTGTTAATGGTCTTAGTATATCTCATAAATTTTCTTCAATTCCAAAATACAGATTTATAAATGAACTTGAAGAAAATAACCATCTTCATGGTCTTTGGTATTTAAAGGATGAACCTAACGTACAGCCTGGTTTAGTAGCATTTTGGTCTTCTAAACACAATTTAAATTTTCCTGGCATTCATAAAGATCCATTATATCAGCATTGGGATGAGGTTGTAAAAAATTTAAAAGCAGAAGGATATAATGTAGTCGAGTTAACATACCGAACTCCGATAGAAACTGTAATGAAAGTAATTACCACTTGCGAGTTTGGAATCGGATACGAAGGCATGGTACATCAATTATTTAAATTTACTTGGAGACCTTTGGTTGTTGCAGCAAAAAGATTACAACTTACAAAATTACTTGTGCCACAAGCAAAGTTAATATCAGAACCTAGTGAACTATTACATACTCATATACAAGAACATGTTTTACATAGTAAAAGAAACATAAAAAATCTTTTAAAAAGTCATAGTAAATGGTTATCTATATATGAAGATCCTAAAATGCATCCGTTGTATAATAAAGAAATTTAACAAACCATTAAAAACAAAGTTTCATGACTTTGAATGATTATCTGTAATGACTGTCGGTGTAGCGTACAGATAATAATCGAGAAAGACGAAGATGTCAATTAACGTTCGGAGCATAACAGTTATTAATAATAGACAAAATATTGAAAATATCGATATTAGGTAGTCTAAATAGAAAAACAGTTGAGGAGACATTTCTAGAAGAACTTTACTACTTACGATTATGTAGACGATAAATACTGTATATTATTTGAAAGAAGTCAATGAGAAAATACAAGTTTCAAAAACAGCTATTATCTGCTATCCCAGTTATCAACAACGATGATATAGTAAAAGAATGGAAAATCAAAGTCGAATATCAAGCAATTGACTACAAATGGATGAGAACTTATTCTCATGTCAAAGATGTAGAATCACAAAGTAAAAAGGCAGAGGATTATTCGAAATCAGAGCTAGTTGATATGATGCCTGGTGAAATTGACAATTACTTTTTTCATAAACACCTCGAAAAGCATTGTGATCAGATAAAAAATCAAAAAATAGAAAATTTTGACTTAAACCAACTTGACAAATAATTTTCTTTACAAAACATAAATCCTAGTGTAATATAAACAAAAAGGATTATGCATGAAAATAGCATTTGTTGATACACTAGGATTAACATACGACGGCGATACTTTAAACAAAAGAGGTTTGGGCGGATCAGAAAGTGCCGTGATACTAATCTCACAGGAATTGGCAAAACAGGGTTTTGAAGTTACTGTTTACAATAATTGTATAGATACAGATACATCTCCGGGTGTATATAAAAATGTAAGATACATTGATCACACACAGTATCAAAATGATACATCCTTTGATATAGTTGTTAGTTCAAGATCAGTAACACCGTTTTTTGCAGGAAATCAATACAGCAATCTCTGTGTTTCAGCAAAGCACAGAGTCCTGTGGATGCATGATACCTTTTGTGAAGGAGATGAATACATCGAAGCCTTGGTCAATCAAGGCTTTGTAGATGAAATTTTTACACTAAGTGACTTTCATTCAATGTATGTTACTAATTGCGATCACGGAAATCGGAGAAACTTTGAAGTCTTAAAAAAATATTTATGGCAAACACGAAACGGTGCAGTAAAGTGGATTGACGAAGTTGATGTAACTAAAAAAGATTGTGATCATTTTGTTTACAACGCAAGTGCTACAAAAGGATTGATTCCTCTTCTAGAAGACGTTTGGCCTGAAATTAAAAAACAAATACCCAGTGCTCATTTAACTTGTATTGGCGGATATTACAGATTTAGAGACAATGCAGAACCAGACGCGCAAGAAAAAACAGTAAAGCAATTGATGAATGATCCTAAACTCAAAGACCTTGATGTGTCTTTTACTGGAGTAATTCCTCAGTATGAAATTGCAGAAATTTTAGCAAATGCCAACTTTATGCTATATCCTGCTGCCTTTCCAGAAACCTACGGTATAAGTTCTTTGGAAAGTTTGCTGTATCGAACCCCAATAATTACTAGCAACTTCGGAGCACTAGAAGAAACAGCAATAGATCAGGCATGTTATAAAATCAACTATGCAGTAGAACCTAACAGTCTTTTTCCTAATATCGACAAACAATCACAAATAATAAATTATGTTAATGAAACTGTTAATGCTTATAATAACAGATATCTGCATCAGCAAAAACAGTATGCATGTGATTTAACAAATGATATATACGGATGGGATACTGTTGCACTGCAATGGAAACAACATTTTTATCAAGTATTTAAAAAATATCTACCGGTAAATGATTACAGGTCTGTTACTCAAATTAATAACAAAGTATCGAGAATTTTCGGAAGAAGATTTTCAAACCCTGAGTCTGTTAATCACTATCAAAGTTTTGGCAAAGAACAGAGGATTGTAATTGTTTCTCCATTTTGGAATGCAGAAAATTACATAGCGCAGTGTATTGAAAGTGTTGCACAGCAAGATTATGACAATTATCTTCATATACTAATTGATGATTATAGTAATGATCAGTCTGTTAGCGTTGCTGAAAGTGCTATCAGTGGTCTTCCAGAAAAAATTCAAGATCGTTTTGTACTGATTAAAAATCAAGAAAATCATGGTGCGATTTACAATCAAATTAATATATTAACAAACTACACACTAGACGATGATATTGTTGTATTGCTCGATGGCGACGACAGTCTTGCAAATAACAACACAATATTTCATTATTATAATGACATTTACAATCAAGGATATGAATTTACCTACGGGTCAACTTGGTCACTTGCTGATAATATTCCATTAATAGCACAGGATTATCCAGAAAAAGTTAAAGAGAATAAAACATTTGATCAGTATCAGTTTAATTGGGGAATACCTTATACTCATTTAAGAACTTTTAGAAAGAAACTTTTCAACAGCATTGATTTAAATAATCTCAAAGATTCTAACGGAAACTGGATGCGTGCCGGAGCAGATAATCCGTTTTTTTACGAGTTGATACTTCAAACTGAATCTGATAAAATTTATTGTGTTAAAGAAATAGTACACAATTATAATGATACTAATCCTTTGAATGATTTCAGAGTACGTAGTACAGAACAAAATCAAAATGCATTAACAAAAAAAGAAAATAAAACAATGAACAAAAAAATACTTATTGCGATACCAACTAACAAATATATTGAACCTGAAACTATGAAATCGATATATGATTTGAGTGTTCCTGACGGATATGAAACAGAATTCCAATTCTTTTATGGATATCAAATTGATCAGATTCGAAATTTAATTGCAGAATGGGCAAAAAGATATGATTATTTACTATCGGTAGACAGTGATATTGTTTTACCTAACAATACTTTGAAAAAAATGCTATCTGCCGACAAAGATATTATATCTGGATTATATATTCAACGTATACCTGGTACACAAACAGTTGAAATTTATCAAGACACTGAGGGCGGCGGCGTAGATAATATTCCTTATAGATTGCTTGAAGAACGCGGCGGAGTTGTTGAAGTTGCTGCCTGTGGATTCGGCGCAGCTCTTATCAAAGGAGAAGTATTTCGAAAAATGGAATATCCCCACTTTTTTTATAAATCTGCTTTAGATCACAAGAATACTGTTTCGGAAGATGTATATTTTTGCAAAAAGGCACGAAGTTTAGGATTTCATGTATGGGCAGATACAACTATCAAATGTGATCATATTGGACAACAGATATTTTCTTTAGAAAATGATACTCAAAAAAAATTTAAAGAGCTACGCAACTTAGACTTGCTTCCAAAAGACCATGCTGAATATTTAAAAAATATGGATATAACTCCGTCTGTAGTTTATGACATAGGAGCCAATGTGTTACACTGGCATGACACAGCTAAAGAAATTTGGCCTGAATCGCAAATAATTGTGTTTGATGCTACGGAAGAATTAGAATTTCTATATAAAGAAACTAATCTAAATTATCATCTAGGTGTTTTAACTGACATTGACAATAAATCAATAAAATTCTACAAAAATTTATCAAACGCAGGAGGCAACAGTTATTATAAAGAAAACAGTATTCATTATAATGAATCACATGCTGTAACAATGACTGGAATGACTCTGGATACAATCATAAAACAAAAGCAATATCCTCTTCCTGATTTAATAAAATTAGATATTCAAGGTGCAGAATTAGATGTTATTAAAGGTGCATCCAATGCATTAACAAATTGTGATCATGTAATTTTAGAAGCACAAACAGCGGATTACAACAGAGACGCACCAAAAGTCGATACTGTAATTGAATATATGAACTCAATAGGATTTGAATTAGTAAGCAAATTTGCTTCGGGAGAAACTGACAGCGACTATTATTTTAGAAAAGTTAAAACATAGATACGTCTATTATCTCAAAAACAGTTTCTAATTTTGCTCTGTTGATTTTGCTTGATAATGTGTTTCGTAATCCCTGATGAAGTGGCTTGGGCCAGTTTCCGTAGCTTGCCCAAGCATATCCGCTGTGTTCTTCGTTGAGTATGGGTATAAATTCGTCTCTGATTACACAGAGATAAGTATGAAACTCAAAATTTTCATCTTTAGAAATAAAAGTTTCAAGAGGTATGGTCTTTAGTATTTCAGGATGCGCAGTTATTTCTTCTTGGATTTCCCTCTTCAGTCCTTCCCAAGGAGTTTCCGTCCCTTCGTTAGTACCACCTACGATACCCCATTGATTATTACGTTTACCGTTGTTACGATAAAGCATTAAAAATCTATTGGTATTTAATGTATAAAAAAGAGCACCGCTGCATATAATCTTCGACATACACATAGTTATGCGTCGAGAATCATTCCCCATGTTCCAACTGGATATTCTCCATCTATAGAATTGATCCATTCATCGTTTTCGAACTTGTATTGAACACTAGTGCGTAGGTTAGTTACATATGTCGTCTCATCTGCAGAACTTGCATCAAAAACAATGTTCCATTTTGCACCGTCCCATTCTACAATGTCGTTTTCATTGGCAATAAAATCTTTGCCACTGATGCTTTTCCAAGCGTCTGCACCATCTGTGTTTATTTCAGCACCGATATCGTGCAACAGCAGTATTCTCAATCCTGATGTTTTTATTGAAGTAGGATTAAAATTTATAGGATTAATAATGTAATCTATTGTAGTTCTATCGCCTGTGGGACCAGAAATAACAGTGTCATCAGGAAAGCTGTCTGCGTCCCAATCGATTACGAGTTCTCTTCGATCGTCAGGATTGACAGTAAATGTTCCTGAACTGAAGTTTCCGTCATCTCTGTTTGAGATATAAATTCTGCTTGCTCCTGCTGTATAAGTGCCAGGCAACGCATCTAATACTGCAAACCAATCTGTTATTCCTATATTACCTCGATTGTCTATAATTGTTGCTTTTTGCCCTTCAATGAAAAGAGCATATTGATCATAGTTCACAGAAAGTGACTGAATAGCAATATTAACTACACCCTCTCCTGGAATTGTAGGTTGTATTCGTGTGCCGTTGCCGTTGTCAATAGGAGCAACTACAGAGTCACTTTTTGCAATATCGCTTTTACAACCTAAAACACCTGATTCTATTGTGCCAGTTTCTTCATTGAAAAGACTGGTAATAATATTGGTAATTACGCCTAGTCTTTTTACCTTTGCAGGAGCATTGATATAGATAGGCATACTGAAGCTTAGTGTAGCCACGTCTATTTCTGAGTCAACACCTACTGGAACACTTCGATTGCTCCAGGTAATACCTTCTAGATTTACTACACTAAGGCTGGTCCAGTCAACAAAGTTATCTGTGGTTTGAATTTCTAAACTGGGATTAAACCATACTAATATCTGTTCAGCTATTTGTAATTTTTGTTCAGTATTGCTTGCCCAGATATCTACATTTGCCTTTAATATATAAGGTGTAGGCATTAATCGTTCTACAGTATAATTTTTGCCCTGTGTATTGTTATATTCGCCTGATTCTTCGTTGAATTCGCGTTCTCGAATATTCAATTTACTTACAAAAGTGCTGTCACTGGTTCTAGAACGATCCTGTTCTAATCCTGTTATATAAACACTCATTCTCGGAGCACTAGGCAGTTTGTTTTCTGAATTGTTCTTTATAATACTAGCAACCTGACGAGTCAAATCACCATACATAACAGGAACAGGTTTGATATTTCCGTCGCCGTCTTTTACAGGAAAATTGCTCATTAATCTCATCAGTTGAGTAGTGTAACGTCTTATTTGACCATCATAAAAGAATTCCATTAGTTATCTGCCTTTGGTTTCAGTGCTTTTGATACAGCTTGTCTTTCTGGTATTTCTTCGCCGCCGATTGTATTGACATTTGTATTGTTTGTAAAACTGGTTCTCAGTGTATTTCTTGTGTCAGAGTTAGACAGATCCATTCTTAGATCGTCCTCAAATTTAATCCATCTGCAACCGTCGTATCTAAAAAGTCTATTTGGCATAAAGTCAGTTCTTAAGAAAAAGTCGCCTTCATAAGATGTAGTAGGAAACTGTATGCCAGTGCCGAAGGGAGCACCGTTAGGCGGCTCGCCGTCTCCGTAGTTCATTAGATATCCTGTATATGCTTCTCTGCCAGGTGTATTAAAAACTTGATCCGATGTAACAGAAAATGCACTGGTATCAATATCTTTGTCTACAGTTCTAAGCGCAACAGTGCCGTCGGCATCTCTTGCTACGGTATAAAAATGACTAGTATCAAATCCACTCTTAGGAGCATCTGCTTCTGCTTGTGAAACCACGGCGTTGCTGATTTGCATTTCTGTTTCGTATGTGCTAAGTAGATCTCTCAGTGTGGTATCTGATCCTTCGTCTGCAGGCAAATCTAAAATGTCTGCATATTCCTGACCGTCATAGATCTGCTTTAGCTTTAATCTGTATAGGTGTGGCCACCACGTCTGTGAAAATCCTTCTGCTGCTCGATTAACGTCTTCGATTACATAAAATCTTTTCAGTGCAAACGAAAAATCATTGAGAGCATATTCGTCTTTGAGGTGTGGCAATTCTATAACATCACCTGATATGGGTTTACGACCTATAGTTTTTACAATGCTGCGAATATGCACAGTCATAAACAGTGTGTCATTTGATAAAAATAATCCAAACTGACTGAGATCAAAATCAATATCTTGAACATTATAAACACATCTGTGAGTATACACATCTTTATCGTATTTTCTATCTCTGTTTTCTAAAAACAAGAGATCCTGAATATTTGTTTCGCTAACTGCATCATATTCGGGTTGATCAGCAGTGCCTTCGCCTTCAGCAGCACCTTCTACTCCGATATATTTGTGAATATTGATATCTGTTCCACCGACTACAAATTGTTCCTCGATGATTTTATCTATATATTCATAATCATTGCCACGTTCTGGTCTATATAAAGATATTCTAGGAATGGTTCTTCTCCCAATAGTTATACATATTTATGCTATGCTATAATCACCTTGTTAACGATAAATACTGTAGGAGAACAGACATGAACGAACTTCAGACACAAAAACAAGAAATATTTAATTATGTGCATACGCTGCTTGGCGGCGGCATGATAGATGTGGAATTAGATCCTATACACTATGAAACTGCACTGGGCAAGGCACTGAGTCGTTTTAGACAGCGTTCAGACAACTCAGTTGAAGAATCATATCTGTTTATAGAAACAATACCTGATCAAAATGAATACACTTTGCCACACGAAGTAATTGAAGTTAGAAAAATCTTTCGTAGAAGCATAGGAACAAGACCCAGCACATCAGCAGCAGGCGGCCCTATATTTTCGCAGTCATTCAAAGCTGCACAAGGCCAACAGACTTTCAATGTAAACTACAATCTAAACAGCGTTCAGACTATACAAGTTGAAGTAAACAATACAGAAACTTCTGACTATGCTACCGACACTGGACAGAGGTCAATTACACTAACAACACCGTTGAACGAAGGAGATGTAGTAGGTGTAAGTCTGTTCAGTTCAGCAAAAAATGGCGGCGGCAGTCTGTTTGATCCATTCAGTCTTGCGTATACAAACGCTTATCTACTGAGCAGTTCTAACCTAGGTGGCCTTGCTACCTATGACATGTTCTCACAGTATCAAGAGCTTGTAGGTAGAATGTTCGGATCATTTATTGAGTTTAAATGGAATACCACAACAAAAAAACTAACACTGTTACAACGTCCTAGAGCAGAAGAATCAATCATGCTGTATGCATACAATTACCGCCCGGATTCAGAACTCATGCAAGACTATCTCGCAAAACAATGGATAAAAGATTACACACTTGCTAGTTGCAAGTATATGCTAGGTGAAGCACGTTCAAAGTTTGCTACTATTGCAGGACCACAGGGCGGCA